TTATAAAAAATTTTATTGGATTGTTGGATATTTACTTCCTGAAGATGATATTGTAAAAAATACTAATACTAGTAATTTTACTAATAATACACTTGGTGATAATAATATTATGGTTGGAGGAAATATTATAAACTCTAAGTTTAATAATATAATTCACGAAGAAGTTGATGAAGATATATTAGATTTATCACTGCTTGATAAAGAAGATGCTGAAAGTATAAAAAAAATTTATAATTCTTTAATGAAAAAATAAAAATTATACAGGAGGACATAGAATGCTAAAAAATTTCTATAAAAATGAAATTGGAAATAATAATGTAATTGTTGGTGGAGATTACTCCGTTTTTCAAGGGCAACTATCTAAAGAATATATTTTGGATACGTTTAAAAGTATGTGTGATTATTATTTTAATAGAAATTTTGGAAGTTATAAGTTGATATTACATAATTTTATCCTAGAAAATTTACCTTTTTATAAATGGTCTCCTGAAGAAGAACAAGAATTTTTTATTATTTTAGGTCATACATCATGCTTTTTGAAAGAACAAGTTAATTATTACAAAGCTGCTATTGACGTTTTACCTGATTCTATAGAGAGTAAAAAGCTTAAATGGTTATATATAAGATATAAAATAATTAATTTTTTTAGAGAATTTTTTCAAATAAAAAATATTAAAAATAGTATCTAATAAATATATTAATAGTAATTAATAGGAGATGAAATGCATTGAAAAAAAATAATAATAAGAAAAAAAAAGAAAAAAAAGATAAGCAGAATTTTAAAGATTTATCCTTGTATCTTGAACTTTTTAAATTTGAATACGAGGCTTCAAAAACAAGAAAAACAATTTTAGAGAATAAAGCCTATTTATTGGGAACAGTTTTGTTTTTTTTTATTTCATTTAATCACAATTTTTTTGTTCTTTTTGATTATAATAAAGATATTTATGAAAAGAAGATTATTATTATGATAATCTTTAAATTAATTGCTATTATTTTATTTTGCTTTTCATTTTTTAAAATCGCAATAATCATAAAACCATCTAATGTAAACAGTCTAATTATTACAAATTTAGATTTAGAAGAAAAAGAAAAATTAAAAAAACTAGAACAACAAATCGAAATAGCAGAATATTATGGACTAATGAAAGAACAAATTGATAAAATAACTACAAAACAAGGTAACTACTTAAAAGAAGCTTTTATTTCATCAGTGTTATTTTGGATAATATATTTTATATTTTTAATAGGAGGTGAAATATAAATATGTCATTATTAGATAAGAATAAAAAAGTAAAGAATGCTTCCCAAAAAAAAGATAAAAAGCCTAATGATTTAATAAAAAATACATTACCTCTTGATGAAGAAATGATAATCGGATTTTATGACAGTTCCAATATGACTAAGTTAAAAGATAATGTTAAAATAATGAATGAATCATATGATGCAACTAAAGAACTAGATAAAAAAAAGAAATAATGAAATTTTTCATAGAGGTTTTAGACCTCTATTTTTTTTAAATATTTTCTTCTTATAATCCTATAATTTTCATATAAAAAAAAACTTTTTCTATTTTTATTTACAAAAGTAAAACTTGCTTTTTTTTAATAAGTATGATATTAATAAATTAATTTAGATATACATTGTAAATATTTATGAAAGTAAATTTTTTAAAGTGAGAGGTGATTTTTATGAACTTTAATCAATGTGATTATACTTATCTAATAAAAATAATCTCAAAAGAAAAAATTTTATATGATAACACTGAATATCAAAATGTTATTGAAAAATGTGTTTTTTCTAATAGAAAAACATTTAAACAAGGTTATAAAGAACTTTCTAAAAAATATAATGAAGAAAATTATTTAATTCTTACATATCAAAAAATAAGGAGGAGCTGGTATGAATGCCCAAAGCCAAGAATTCGGATAAAGAAATAGCTCATGATTATTGTAGTTGTGGAGAGTATTTATATTCTGTAACAGAAGAACGAATTAGAGTAGCAAGAGGAAGAAGAGTTACAGTTTATCTAAAAAAAAGAGAGTTAGAAATAACCTGTCCACATTGCAATAAAGAAATAAAAGTGAAGTTTTAATGTATGGACTAGATAGGGCTTGTATCTATATTGATGTCCAAACCGATATTTTGTATGTAAGGGAAAGAGTTAAAATAATATTTCCTCATAGTTTTTCAGAAAGTCTTTCTAACCATACAAATAATTACAAAATAGATAAAAAGAACATAAATTACATAAAGTTAGAAGAAAAGAAAATTAAAAGACTAACAACTATAAAAATAGATTTTTCCTATCCTAGATTTTTCAGTGATGATAACATTTATCCATTATCAGATGAAACTAGAAAAATAATTGTAGAAAATAATCTAGTAAAATTAATAAATAGTTTAATAGACTATGAAATTACAGCTGAAGCTGTAAGATATGAATATTTAGAATTCACTACTCAAGAAGTAGTTGGGAACTTTTATAAATTTCATAATATTGTGAGTTATTTTTTTAAAGCACTTACAAGAAAATATGATGATTTAGACAAAGTTCAATATTATAACTTTAATCAAAATGAAAATAAATTTTTTACAACAGGATTCCTCTTCCAACCAATGTCAGGTTGGAAGATAAGACTTTATTCTAAAGGACATGAAAACAATAAGAAAAATACAAGGAAAGTTAAAGGAGCAATTCTAAGGCTTGAACACAGATTAACTAAGAAAATTATAAAAAATTATTTTGAATTTAACTCAATAAAATACATAACAATAGAAAATATTAAAGATTGTATACAAAACACAATATCTCAAACTTTAGGACAAATACTGATAGATGAAGTAGAAAAATCAGTAGAAGTTCTAAAAGAAAAATTTTTAAATTTCAGATGTCAAGATCTAGATTCTCTTGTTAGAGATAACTTAGAATGGATATTTGATTATAAAATACTTGATGATATTGTTACTAGTAGTAGCACAAAATGCTACAGGCAGATTGTTTTTTATAGAAGTAAAATAAAAGACATTCTAAATCATTCACAGCAAAGAGCATCTCCACAAAGAGATTTTTTTTCTAACATAGAGAGGCTCGAACTATTCTTCGCAAATCTAATACTTTTCAATGTGAAAGTCAAATGTAGTACCAAAAATCATTTGGCATTTTTTTACAAAAAGTAGGAAGAAAAAACTTCCTATTTTCACACTTTCAAAAAAATTTTTCCCTTTATTATCAATACTTTTTTATAGTTTTCTCGCGTGATAATTATGTGAGGCACTTTAATCCTAAAACTGAAAATATAATTATTTATTTTTATAATGCAAAAAAATAAAACAATTTAGAACAGGGAGGACTATGAAAATAACTAAAATCAATTTAGATGTTTTAAAAGAAAATCCAAATAATCCTAGAAAAAGTACAGATAGTCAAATTAATTTATATAGAAATTTATTAGATAGATTTGGTTGTGTATTTCCAATAATAGTTGATTCTAATAATTATGTTGTTAGTGATTATGCAAAAGTAGAGGCAGCTAAAATATTAGGACTAACAGAAATTGAATGTATTTACATCGAAAATTTAACAGAAGATGAAATACAAACAATAAGAATTGGAGAAGCAAGAGCAATAGAACTAGGTGAGTGGGATTATCAAAAGCTATTTGAAGAACTAACAAAGTTAGGAGAAAACCTAGATTTAACAGGATTTAATATTGATGAAATAGAAGCATTATTACCTGTTGAAATTCTTGATGAAAATGAAATAAAAGAAGTAGATATTCCTGAAGTTGAAGAAAAGCATTTTTCAAAACAAGGGGATATTTGGTTATTAGGAAAACATAGATTAATGTGTGGAGACTCAACTAATTTAGAAGATGTTAAAAAATTAGTCAATAATGAAACTATGGACTTAATGGTCACAGATCCACCATACAATGTAAACTATGAAGCTAAAAATGGAAACAAAATAAAAAATGATAATATGAGTTCTGAAAATTTTTATAGCTTTTTATTAGAATTTTACAAAAATTCTTTTGAAGTTATGAGAACAGGTGCAGCTTATTATATTTTTCATGCTGACAGTGAAACAAAAGCTTTCAGAGGAGCATTGGAAGAAGCAGGTTTCAAAATATCACAATGTTTAATCTGGGTAAAAAATCAATTTGTTTTATCAAGGCAAGACTACAACTGGAGACATGAACCTTGTCTATATGGTTGGAAAGAAGGAGCAGCACATTATTTTATTAAAGATTTTACACAGGATACAGTTATAGAAAAAGATTTAAAATCAATTGAAAATTATAGTAAAAAAGAACTTATAAATATTTTAAAACAATTATTAAAAGAGCAAGAAAGCATAATAAGAGAGAATAAACCACAAAGAAATGATGTTCATCCAACAATGAAGCCAATAAAATTAATAGCTAGATTAATTCATAATTCTAGTAAAAAAGAATGGAATATTCTAGATTTATTTGGTGGGTCAGGAAGTACATTGATTGCAGCTGAACAATTAAACAGAAAATCATTTTTAATGGAATATGATCCTAAGTATGCTGATGTAATAGTTAAAAGATATAGAACTTTAGGTAAGTTAGATATTACTTTGTTAAGAGAAGACAAAGAATATAAATGGGAGGACATAAAAGATGAGCTAATCAGTGAGGCATAGAAATGAGTAAATTAGATAATTTTAATGAGAAACAATTAAAAGTCTTAGAAATATATGTGGAACTGGAACTAATAAAATTTAGTAGAAAGAAAAAAGATATCTATGACGAGATACAAAAAAGAACTAAATACAATAAGAATACAATAATTTCTTGGATAAATAGATATCTTACACAATATAAGGAGATTAGAGCAGAAGTAGTTGAAAAACGAAATTCAAAAATATGCAATTTCGAGGGCTTGACAGAAAAACAAACTAAGTATGTTATCTATCGAATGTCTGGAATTGGAAAAGAAGAAGCAAAGATTAAGGCTGGATATAGTGAAAACACTAAAGCAGCTAATATAGAAAAAAGTCCAAAGATTGCAACTAAGATAACAGAACTAAGAGAAATCCTATTTCAAGATACAGAACTAGGGATATTAAGTATAGCAACAAGATTAAATAAAATTTTAAATAGTGCTATAGATGGAGTAGATATCATTGAATACATTGATGAGTCTAGTCCTGATGGACACACAGTAAGCAAGAGAGTACGAAAGGATAAACCACTATTAGCTGGAGTAGCAGCAGCAAGAGAGCTTAACTCTATGCTAGGCTACAGAGTAGTTGATGAAGTGAAGCTTAAAGCTACACTCAACAGTGAAAATGACACAGCTGTGAGTGATGATGACTTCGAATAATCAAAAGGTACTGTGACAAAAATTTTTTAATAGAGGGTGCAGCTGGAGGCTCGGAACTTTTCAAATACGAAATTTTTTGATTTCCTTCCAAGTTCCAAAATTTTTATATACGCATGGGAGAAAATATGATACTTGCAAATGAAAAACAATTATCAAAAATTCTTAATATTTCTGATAGAAGGGTTAGAGAACTGTTCAAGGATTATAAATCAGAAAATGGAAGTTACCCTCTTATTAAATGTGTAACTGAATTTATAAATCAAACCAGGAGCGGAGACATAAACCTGGTAACACAAAAAACTTTTGCAGAAATTTTAGGACTTAGTGAAAAGACAGTTAAAGAACTTACAAATCGTGGAGTATTAGAAAAAAATTCTAATGGACAGTTTGATTTGAAAGATAATTTAAAAAGATATTTAACAGTTAATGATGAAAGAAATAAGAAAAAAGCAGTTGAAAGAGAGTTACAACAGTATAAACTTGAAATTTTACAAGATAAATATCATCTGGATGAAGATGTCAAATATGTTTTAACTGATATTTTAGTTAAATTCAAAGCAAAATTACAAGCAACAGCTGTAAAAATTGACAACGAAATTACTGAAATATCAGAAGCTGATAGATTAGATTATTTAAAAAATACTTTGATAGATTGCTTGGAAGAACTGGCAAATTATAATCCACCAAGTAATAGGAGAAAAGCAAAAGATGTATGAGAGAACCAGGGAATTAATAAAAGAGTGTTTAAGAATATTGAGACAACCACCACTTGTAAGTATTATGGAGTGGGCTAATCAATATAGAGTTTTAGATACTACATCAGCAAAAGAAGTTGGTAAATTCAATGTTGAAAGAACACCATATATGATAGAAATATATGAAAAAATAACAAAGGGAGAGACTAAACAAGTTACATTAATGATGGCAGCACAATTAGCAAAAAGTGAATTAATCATCAATACCATTTTAAGATATGCTCATTTAGATCCTTGTCCTATGTTAATAGTTCAACCAACTGATGAAATGGCTAGAAGTTTCTCAAAGGAGAGAATACAACCAGCTATAAATAATTCTATATTACACACAATTATTAAAGAACCTAGTAAAAAAGATTCTGGAAATACTGTTACACATAAAATGTTTCCAGGAGGATATATAGCTTTTGTTGGAGCTAATTCTCCTTCAAAGTTAGCAGCAAGACCCATCAGAAACATATTTCTTGATGAAGTTGACAGATATCCAAAGAGTTCAGGAAATGAAGGAAGTCCTATTTCACTTGCTAAAAAAAGAACTTCTACATTTGATGATATTACAAAACACATTATTACAGGAACTCCGACAGTAAAGGGTTCATCTGAAATAGAAGATGAATATAATAATTCAAGCCAAGCTGAATGGTATATTCCTTGCCCTAACTGTAAGAAAGAACAGACTTTTAAATGGGGAAATATAAAATTTGAACCTGATGGAAGTAATGTGAGAATGGTTTGTCCTCATTGTGGAAAAGCATTCACTGAAAAAGAGTGGAAAAAAGGTAATGAAAAAACTGGAAGATGGATACATAAATATCCTGAAAGAACAAAAAATCTAGGTTATCACCTGAATGGTCTAGCTAGTCCATTTAGAAACTGGGAATCTATTGTTCAAGAATGGCTAGAAATTAAAGGAGATGTTGAAAAGCTAAAAGCCTTTATAAATACAGTTTTAGCTGAAACCTTTGAACAAGAATATACAGGAAGATTAGATCCTAAGAAACTTATTAAGAGAACTAGGGAAAAATATAGTTATATTCCTGATAAAGCTTTGATTTTAACAGCAGGAGTAGACATTCAAGATAAGTGGATAGCTATTGATATTAATGCTTGGGGTCTTGGATATGAAAGCTGGGGAATGGAATACATAATTTTACATGGAGATTTAAACCAGCAAGAAATTTGGGATAGACTTGATAAAGTTTTGGATAAAGAATATTTTTATCAAAATGGAGATAAATTAAAAATTTATTCAGCTTGTATTGATACAGGAGGACACCACACTCAAAAAGTTTATGACTTTGTAAGTCCTAGACAATATAGGAGAATAATAGGAATTAAAGGGCTTGGTGGAGAAAATGTCCCAATTAATAATGGATTTAGAAAAACAAAAAACAAGGAAATAGACCTATTATCAATTGGTTCAAATGCTCTTAAAGATATAGTTTCTGGAAGATTAGATGCAAGAATCAATGAAGAGGGATACTGCCATTTCAATGGAGAATATGGCAAAGGATATGATTTAGAATATTTCAAATCTTTAACTGCTGAAATAAAAGTTCAGGAAAATCGGAAAGTAGTTTGGAAGAAAATCCAAACAAGAAATGAAGGCTTTGATTGTAAGTGTTATGCAACAGTTCCATTCTACGTATTTAGAATAGAACCTGAAAATTT